TTCGAGCATTCCCCTCAGAAGGACCCGCTTTCTGTCAGCGCCTATCCACCCCCTCCAAGCCCCTCAGAGCCGCGTACAAACGCAAGACGGCGCTCCAGCATGATACACACTGGAAACGCCGCCTCATCGCTGTACGGGCTTTTAAATAGCCTATCCTTTTAGCTCCATCTTAACGACCTTTTGCATGACCTTGGTCATTGGGCAGATACCTAGCTCAAGTCGGCTGTAGTGGCGCAGGGTGATACCGATACGCTTGGCTAACTCTTCCTGCGTTAGATTGAGTTCCTTGCGCCGCTCCTTCATTTCTGCCGGTGTCATTTGCGGTCCTTCCATTCACCGTAGGATGCGATGGCAACCATGACGAACAGCCACAGCACGACGAATGCTTCGAATGGAAGGTAAGGTGAGAGATCGAATAGCATTGTAGTTCCCCTTCAAGGTGGGGGCCGAAGCCCCCTTAGATTAAAACTCTGGATTGCGACGGCTGTGATGGCCTGAAACCAGCGACCACATACCGTTATTGATCCATGAACCAGACTCACGACGACGATAGAACTTACGGCCCGTGCTGGTGGTGATGAGCTTGAGGCTCTTGCTGATGGAGGTGATAACGCCGCAGGGATAGTAGTCACCGTTGAATGCGTAAGATACTTCATCGCCAACAGATGGAGATTCGACAACATCGTAACGCGGCGAAACCCATTCACCAGCGTCTGTAGCAATGTAGAGACGGCCAGTCAGCTTGGTTGCGCTATCAGCAATGTGCTGCGCATCTTCAAGGCTGTCAAAGTCCCAGCGATCATTCCAAGCCTTGCTGTCAGCACCAACAGGAAAGCTGGCAGCGATGGAGATGACTTCGTTGGCGTCGTTCAGGTTAAAGTGCAACATTTCGTATTCCCCTTCGTTTTTGATGAGAGAGGAATACACATATGACATAATGTCGTAAAGCAAAAAATGCAGTGGTGATGCGTTTTTTTAGTTCACCATGTGCTTAGGCATCTCGAACTCTAGGATTTCTGCGCATTTGCCAGCCCAGTATCCCCAGTCACATTCGACCTCTAAACCGCTGTCAGGGTCAACTAATGGGCGATTAATTGCCTCTAGCTCACGCAGAATAAAGTATAAATCCCAGATGATTCGCAAGGCATCCATGATCACCTCATCATCTTTATGGGATTGCGTCATCACTTGAACCCTACCTGCCGTCTCATCTGAGCGTCGAACAAGCGTTGGAAGTTAGCCTTCACATAACGCTGAGATGTTCCATAGAAATCGTAGATGGGTTTGTAGGTCGGTGCGGTCTGAGTAATGGCAAGCTCAACCGTGACTGAGCCAGCAGTCCGACGCGCAATGGCGATAGGCTCAGAGCCACGATACATGACGAAGAAGTCTGATGTGCGCCGCTTACGTTTGGCTGATGCCGTCGTCTCGTTCATGTTGCCTTTACGCTGCGCCTGAAGCTGGGAGAGCATCCGCTGATACTGCCCGCCATTCTTCAGTGTCGTGCTATCACCCTTGTTGGTGTACGACCCCGCAGGAATAAGCCCTGCCTTGAACAGAGCTACTTCGTGAGGCTTAAACCGACGCTTGCCGCCCACGATGTTAGGGGACAAGTATTTGTGGCTTTGACGGCCCTTGGCTTCCTTCTCAGCGAAGTAGACCCCTGCCTTCGTGTAATCGTTACCGGCCTTGTACGGTGTGCGGGCGCGGATGGCGTTGAGAGTGTATGGCACAACTGACTTGAAGGTCGTCCGCATGACCCGCTGCTGCTCACTACGCAAATCGTAGGCCAGCTTACCGAATGCCTTGTCAGTGGACTTGTCGATCCCCTTTTCGATCTTAGTTGTCCGCTTGATGACGGCAGCGATGTTGTCAGTGACGTTTATCATTTGTGTACTTGATGATTTGACGCTGCACCTGTTCAGTTTGCAGACGCGCCATATTCTGACGGATTTGGATGCGCTCTTCGTATGTGACCTGCTCAAACGATGCGCAGCCAGTTAACGACGCTCCGATCAAAAGTGCGACAATTCCCTTCATTTGCCTTCCTTTCTTCTCTTCCACTCGACTATATCCCAGTCGCTTTCACCCCAGTCCCAAGGCCTCCAGCGCCACTTCTTTGGTTCAACGCTGCGGACTATATGCCCGTTTCTTAACTTGAGGTCTACAAATTCCGCTTTCGGTGGGAATCCCCTGTTGCTTGGCATTCTTCTTCACCACCGTGTGCATTCGCTTGATGTAATTAACTGATAGCTTCATCTTGCTGGCTATGCCCTCATAATCGGGCTGTGGAGACTTACAGAGCATCTTCGTGATGTCATCAAGCTCCTTACCCGTCACAACCCGTTTAGCCACTGCGCGTCTTTCTAAAATCCAACTCAACCGACTTCTGTCCATTCTTCTTGCTGACAACGATCTTAGCTGTCGCAAACGTGAAGCAGTTATTGAACCATGTGATGTATTCTTCGACCCCACTGGGTATGCCGTTGTTCTTCATATCAACCTCTCAAAATGTAATGCCCGCCCTCAGTACGCCAGATGAGGCACTGCTCTACAGCAATCCTCTTCCATACGTCAGGAGCTTCGTTGATCTCATCGTCCGTGATGTTGCGGTCCTTAAGCTTACGCATCCAGACATCATGCACCATCCCCTGACTTGCCTCTTTCAAGTCAAACAGAGCGCCCGCTTTTTTCGGGAGCGATCTGTTTGATATGGTTTTTGGTTTATGGTTAGTGGTTAGTGGTTTATGGTTAGGGTTACCACTGGCATCCCACTGGGAACCCACTGGGTTTTCATCCGTAGTTTTTGGCCGTCCTCCGCGTTTTCCGTTAGCACGGTTCTTCTCTGCATTGCGGTGATATTCGGCAATATCGTCATCACAACGAGTGTGTGTCCAACCATCATCCGACTTCTTGAACATATCCTCAAGCACGGTGGTAACCACATCGATACCAAGTCGCAACCGTCTGGCAACCCACTGGGTTTCGAGTGGGATAGGAGCCTCAGTTTCGTAGTACATATCAAGCAGCCGACGATAGGCTAAATCCTCTTCGTTTGAGAGGTGGCGCGTCGATCTGGCGTAATCGCCAATATTGAATTTGTAATAGTGCATCTCAACCTCCGACGTATTGCGTAGAGGGAGTTATGGCGGTATTTAGAATCATGGCGTTGCCTCCTGCATGGGCGATGTCGGGGTGAGGGTGTCCCAAAGCATCCTCACCCCCATTCATATCTCAGCGATATTGATCTCGCAAGTCGGCATAAGCGACCTTCGAGTGCTTCCTCATTCCAAGATGATGCAACACGCTTGTGCGGTCCAGCTTCATGATTTGAGATATATCTTCCGGGGTATAGCGATATTTGAAGTGCATAATCGCAATGAACTCGCGCCTTGCATCTACGACTCCGCGTGACCGTGACCCGCTCAGAACGTGATACGGAAGCACATCGTGACGCTTGCACACAGCCTTCATGATCTTGCCCATATTTTCGGGCAGGATGATCTCGTTCAGTTTAATAAGCGGTGCTTGCAGGAACTCCTCAAGGCTCTCAAATTTCAACCTGAACTTCGACTTGTACCTATCGTTATACTTGATGCTGTACATATTCCCTCCATTGTCGTGTTGTGTTAATCATCCTTCGCGCTCGAACTCTTGCGAATCCCTTCCGCGTTAGCTAGGGCGCGGTGGGTCGGTCACCCCCTTCGACCGGCCCACCCTACTTCACAATCTTGGTAACTTCGCGCAACTCTATGTGGGGAAACAAAGCCTTGAAGACCGCCTTTCGCAAAGGCCAGTCAGAGGTGATAAATCCCTTGCAGTCTTCGACCACATTCTTGTCGCCACAAAAGTATTGGAAGTCGGCCTTATAGCCTACGCGACGGCCATTTTCATGCTTCAGTTGCACCCCATTTATCTGAAAATAGAATTGCGGATGCACGGTCAGATGAGTGATGTCGCCCATTCGCTGCATTAGGTGCAACTGGTCGCAACGAGCCGCTTCGAGCTTGCTATCATGGGTATGCAATTGCTCACATACTGTCTTCTTTGCACCGTATTTCACGCAGCTTTCCTATCGATCAATCGGTTGAGGGCTTCTTTCGCAACTTCAAACGTCTCTGCGTATGCAATCTTCTTTCCAATACGCCAGTTGCTAATTGTCCCTGCGCGGACGTTCGCTTCCTTCGCAATCTGATATTGTTTGATATTGTGGTACGCAGCACGGGCGAAAAACTCCCTGATTTCCTCAATTGAAGCTAATTCTTTTTTTGCCATACAACCTCCTTGACATACTCTGATATAGCGTCATATTATGACCCTGCAACTGATAAACAGCAGATGTGTCGAAAGGGAAAGCATGAAAGAATTATTCACAGCGATGGCGGAGGTGTTCCCCAAGATTGAGGGAGCGTTAAAGGATAGCATCAACCCGCATCTTAAAAACAAGTACTCCAGCCTCAGTTCTGTTACGATGGCAATCAAGCCAGCACTTGCAGAGCATGGCCTGTCGTATATCCAGAAGAGTCATCGGGCTGACGGTGGCACTTGCTGCGAAACCATCATCCTGCATTCGTCTGGTCAGAGCATTTCGTGTGGTGAGTATTTCTCGCCAGCCGCAAAGAACGATGCGCAGGGGTATGGCTCATCATTCACCTATGCACGGCGCTACAGCTTATCGGCAGCATTTGGTGTCTGCCCAGAGGATGATGACGGCAATGCTGCATCACAGCCTCCGCAGCGCAATCAGAAGTCAAACGAGAAGATTAGCGCAGAGCAGGTCAAAGAGCTTTTGGCTCTGATCGAGAAGAACGAGCGCGATCTGGTTAACCTGTGCGTTTACCTGAAGATCAACAGCCTTCACGAAATGCCAGCGCATGAATTTGACCGCATCAAAGCAATCGTATCGAAGAGGGCCAACTAATGTTTCTCTATATCGACGTAGAGCAAGGCTCACCGCAATGGCATCAGGCCCGCTGTGGCTCTCTGGGGGCTTCACAGGTCCATGAGGTGCTTGCCAAGACCAAGAGCGGGTATTCGACTGCTAGGGGCAACACCATAGCTAGAATCGCTTCTGAGAGGCTCACAGGGGCTACTCAGGAGTCGTTTAAGAGTGCTGCTATGCAGTGGGGCAATGATACTGAGCCACAGGCCCGGTCAGCCTACAGTTTCTTTACCGGCAATCAGGTGGCCGTCGTTGGGCTATTCAAGCACCCGACAATGGCTGGCACACACGCATCGCCTGACGGTCTGGTGAGCCATGATGGGTTGATTGAGATCAAGTGTCCCAACACCCTCACCCATATCGAAACGCTCGACAGCGACAAGATCGATCCGAAATACATAACGCAGATGCAGTGGCAAATGTTCCTGACGGGTCGTGAGTGGTGCGATTTTGTTAGCTTTGATCCGCGTCTACCGGATGACCTACAGTTGTTCATCAAACGTGTGGATCGTGACCCGGCGCGGATCAAGGAACTCTGCGAAGAGGTCGAGAAGTTCTTAGGTGAGGTCGATCAGATGATGGACCGCATTGAGAAAATCAGGGCCAAACGGGCATGAACACGATTTGGCTGAGAGGTGATCATTATCGCCGCAAAGCTCATGAGTTTATTGCCGACGCACCAGATGGCTGGTGGGTCATGTTTGGACCGCCGTCCCGTTCAAACTTGCAGAATAGAAAGATGCGAGGAATGCTTCGGGACATAATGAACTCAAAGCCGCAAGGCCGTGAGATGTCGGAGGATGATTGGAAAGCGGTCTTTATGGACGCGATTGGTCTGAAGCCACGTTACACGACCAATCTTGATGGTGATGGGATTGTTCATTTGGGATGGCGCTCGTCCTTCATGAGCAAAGAGCAAATGAGCGAAATGATAGAGCTAATGTATGCGTTCGGAGCGCAGCATGGCGTTCAATGGCAAGATAGGAACTAATTATGCAACTTGTGATTATTGATGGGAATGTTGGCCGTGACGCTGAAGTCCGCGAGATGAAAGATGGCACACCATGTGTCTCGTTTACCGTAGCTGTGCGTGATCCACGCAATCGTGAGCAGACCAACTGGTATCGCTGCGACTACTTTGGCAAGCGCGGCATGGCTGTTCAGCCTTACATCAAGAAGGGTACTTATGCTTATCTGACCGGATCATATTCGATTGGTGAGTATGAAGGTAAGACAACGCACAATGTGACGGTCAACGAATTGTCATTCGTCAACAAGGATCGTGACGCAGCGCCGCAGCAGCCGGTAGCACCTGCCCGCAAACCAACCGCACACGATACAGCCAAGCAGAACGGCTACCAGCCGCAAGAGCTTGACGACGATCTCCCTTTTGATTGAGGCTGTCAGGCCATGACAGGGGAAACCCGTCTGGCAGCCTTGCTTTCCACTTAGGCTTGATATACTATCAGGTCTAAGTGGAGGTAATATGGAAGAGATTTGGAAACCAGTGCCAAGTAAACCCGGTATTATGGCAAGCAGCTTTGGTAGGCTTTTATTGCCGGAAAGACAGGCAGAGATGCCCAATGGAGGGGTTCGCTCATATAAGCCAAAACCTACATTCGGGTATAAAGTGAAAGCATCCAAAAATGCCCGCCATCAATACATGGGTTTATGCAATAAATTTTATGGCAACATGAAAATTCATAGGCTGGTCTGCGAAGCATTTCATGGATTAGCACCATTTCCAAATGCCGTCGTTATCCACAATGATGAGGATGCGACAAATAATCGCCCAGATAACCTAAAATGGGGAACTCAAAAAGAGAATCTCAATATGCCGGGGTTCATTGAGTATTGCAGGTCGAGGGTAGGTGAAAACAGCCCACACGCTAAACGTAAGGCTAAACTGAAGGGAAAATAACATGAGCAATCTGTACCGTTCTTACGAAGATTATATTCGGCCAAAGTATCCGAATAAGATTGTCATTCATCGCACCGATAAAAAGCCGGGTGATTTTGTTGTGACGACCAGCAGCAAGCCAGCAGAAAGGGTGAGAGATGCCGGTCAATCTTAATAAGGTAGTCCGTAAGGAGGTGTCCGAAGGGGAGGCCATCAGCCCAAAAAACCGGCGCGATTTTAATGCTGAATTGCACTTAGAGGAGGCATCGTGGAACTATTACGTTGCCATCCTCAAGAGCCGGAGGCTCTTTGGTAAACCTAGCGGTAAATTACTCGAAGAAATTGTGAATGATTCCAAAGAGTTAGGATTGATACGATGAAACGGTTTTCAACAGGATTTGTGATGGGGCTGCTGCTTGGTGCAGTGGCCCCGGTCACGGCTGCAACTCTTGTTGGTGGCACTGGTTATCTGTCCGGCTGGACGGTCACCAAAGACGGTGATGAGATTTGCTATATGCCTTATGTCTGGGCCAGCATTCGGGAGATCGAATGTGACTAACGAAATGGTCGAAGCAATCCGTCAGCAAGCTGCTGAAGAGGAGAGGGTTAAGGTGGTGGCTCGATTACGTTACGGCGTAAAAGAGTTTACCAGCATGGCTAGGGATGATCCCAAGTGGGAGTTGGTGGCCGAAATCTTAAAGGAGGAGGCCGATGTTATAGAGGAAGGAGACTATTGGAATGGTTGAGATAATTATCGGGCTTGCCATAGTTGCTGGCTCTCTGCTGATTGGTTTCACGGTTGGTTATAAGGTCCGTGACCGTGACTATCAGCATCTACTCGAAAACTATCAAACGCTCATTGACCGTGATCCAAAGACTGGTCGATTCGTCAAATCAATGAGAACGCTAAAGAACGACTAATGCGTCCACTATACGAAACACAACAAGACCTAGACCGGGAACGGGAAGCCATCATTAGCCTATGCGCTAAAACAAGCTCCCGCCCGGTCAAATTGCCTATCTCTGCCCATGCTGATTACATGATGGTAAGGGACAATGAGGCCAAGGCTATTGTTGAGGTTAAATGCCGTAAAAACAATCGGTTAGCCTACGACACATACATGATCTCTAAGCATAAATATGAAGGGCTTTTATCGTGGACCAACTATGGTCTTATGCCGATCCTGCTTGTCAGTTGGGCGGATTCTATCGGCTATATACGGCTTCCCTGCCAGCACGAAATCGCAAAAGGCGGACGCACTGACAGGGGAGACGCTCAAGATATTGAGCCAGTGGTCCACATTAAGACCACCGACTTCATACTTATTTAGAGGAAGTACTCGACAGCCGCGAGAAGCAAGCCAGCGATACCGCCGCCTACAAATAGCTTCTTGCCTATGCCGCTCTTCTCAACAACGGGATCAATGATCTTCTGGACAGGAACATCGTCCAGCTTGTCCTTGATCTTCTTCAGCGCAGCTTTCTTGGCAACGCCTGTCAGTTTGCTTTCAATACCCATAACGTCCTCCTTAGAGCCAAGAAGCGTACTTCTTGGTCTTCATTTTACGGTCATCCAGCCCATGCGTACCGCCATTGATACGCTTCGTGAGAGCAAGGATAGCCGCATCCGTTATGCCTTGGTCACAGATCGACCAGAGCTTGTTGCGGTCAAAGAACCACAGCGCGGATTCAAAGCAGAGTTCCCCAGCCACAAGGTCCGGGTTCGTCATCACATCAGGCCGTCCGATATAATCAGCGAATGCCTGATAGTTTGACTTGCCGGTAAGCTGAAGAGCGCCGCGACCACGATATTTCCAGCCATCACCAGAAGTCTCATCTCCGTTGCCCATACGATTGGCATAAACACGGTTGGCAATGCGCTCTGGCTGACGTTCGTAGTTCTTAGCCATGCCTTCAGTGGGGAAATACTTGCGGAAGATGCCAAGCAGCCCCTTCGCGCCGTAGTTCAGGTTCTCGCTGAATGCCTTAAAGTTGCCACTTTCGTGAGCCGTCTGAGCAAAGAAATGCGCAGCACGGGCCTTGTTCAACTTATAGTAGGCAGCAGCAGACGCGAGTGTGCCGGGGCCAAACGCACCATCAGCCGTAATGCCGATCTTAGCTTGTAGGTTCTTCAGGCTCATTTTCCTGCACTCCGCCAATCTGGAAAATCATTCTCATCAATTACGCCATCACCATTAAGGTCATAACGCATATCCTTAGCGTGAATTTCCCACGGCTCTAAAACACCATCTCCGTCGAGATCGACAGGCTCATCTAGCTCCAGTTCTTCCTGCACAGGATCTTCAATAGGTGCAGCCATAGGAGCAGGTGGAGGGGTAGGAGCAGCCGGTTCAGGTGCTGGTGCAGGTTCTGGTTCCGGGTCATCCCGATCTTCAGGAGGCGGTGGAACCAACTCACCCTTCATACCCATCAGGGTAGCATAAGAGCCAGCCACAGCGCCGACCACAGAGGTCATGACGTAGCTGAGAAGGCCGAATACGTCCTTATTGTCGATAATCTCGTTTGACACGAATAGGCCAACAATCATGGCGCAGGTGATAGCGACAATGACAAAAGCCATCGTCTTTGCAGCCATCAAAAGCGCCTTAATTCGCGCCTCTAATAGTTTGTCTTCCATATTTACTCCCTTCCGGCGAGTGGATTCGCCAGCGTCTTAGTGATGCGGTCATCAACTTGCTTCTCAAGCTCTTTGATCCGCCTCTGTTGCTCCACATCCTGTGCGCGGAGTTCCTGAATAATAGCACGTTGGGATTGCATTGTCTCCCTTTCGGAAACTTGCGTCCTTGCAGATACCGCGTCAACCGTTTGACGGGTACTCATAACACTACTGCCAACGCTGCTAGAAAGGGCTGACAGATTATCCGATAAATACTTGGTCGTCTCCAAGTTCATGCGGATCATGCGCTCGTTGCTGTCCTGCCGCTCTTTCATCTTATTAAACTCATCGCCCATAGACGCATAGGTGGAGGTAACCTCCTGCATGGTCAGGAACTGCTGGTAGACTTGGAACCCGGCCCAGAGTGAACCGACGACAGTCGAGATCGCCGCAAAGATGATAGCAATCTTGCCGCTGCTTAATCCGCCAATGTTGAAGCTAAATCCGCTTTCATCAAACGCGACCTTCGATTCTTCTTTTTCGTCACTCATATTGGTCCTCCACCATGTCATCCCATGCCTGATCCTGTCCCCTCATCATTCGATATAATGCCAAATTTGCATCCGGTATGCGACGACCCTTGTAGATGTCCTTGGGCTGGTAAAACGGCATATCCGGTATCCGAGCTTGCGTGTATGCCCCATACCCCTCTGGGACCGCTGCAAGTTGCGTCATGACCGCGTTATCTTCTGAGTTCATGTCACCGACATCAGCAGGTGTGCCAGCCGACATCTCATTCTGCATTCCCATGTTGAGCAGTTCCATCTGCTGCGCTTGCCCTACAGGTGTAGTCATATCACCCATGCCGGTGACAGGTGCTGCTGCAAACGTCGGGCCTTCAGTGGGCTGAATAGAATAAGTCTCGCCATTTGTTTCAGTCGTTTTCTGCTGCCCAAATTGCTCGACATATTGAGCATCGGCTTGCGCTAAAAATGCGACGTTTTGCAGACTTGCCTGTAGCACCGTCTCACGGGAGAATGTGTCAGCGTCTTCGATTGCCTCACGCTGAAAGAAGTCCACGTTTTTATCATTGCGAGAATCAGAGCCATTTAAAGCGATTACAGACGCATCGTTTGCGCTTGCGGTACTTACTGCCAAAACTGACGATATAATGCTCTGAGCGGCCTCTAAATCGCTTTTAAGGGTATCTGGGCTATCATCCTTGCGGTCTGTGCGTTGAGTGTCGCTTTGAGATGCGTCAATCGCCTGAGATTTATCCTGAGTTGATGAAGTTGAGATAGTTGACCTGCCATCTTCGGATTTGGCTGCGTCAGATGCCGACTGCGCCTCAGATGCGGATTCAGCAACAGCTTCCATCGCGCCAGATAATTCAGCCTGAGTTATATCATCGGACATAACTGTAGAATCCTGTGACGCAGCCAGAGCAGTGACTTCACTTGGGTCAAGTCGATCCACATCTTCAGATTCAGCAACCTCTTCTGTTTCTGCAACCTCCTCAACAACCGTCTCTTCAGCTTCAACAATCTCTTCAGCAACAGTTACCTCTTCGACAGCAGCCTCAACTTCTTGTTGAATTTCAACAACTTCTTCAGTCTCTTCTTGCGGCGTATCGATTACCACATTTGTGGCATCCTCTTCTGTCATCTGCTCTTGCACAGGCTCATCAACAGTTACCGGGTTATCGATAATATCAGGTGCGCCAGTAGGTGCAATTTGCATTGGCGGCTCTGGCTCTGGCTCTGGTTGGGTTGCAGGTACGCCAGCGATGTATGATGTGTTGTCTAGTACATTAATGTTCTGACCGTAAAAAAGGCTAATGCTGTCAGCCATCGTCGGGCCAGTTAGGCCAGCAGACACGATGTGATACTGGTTGTTCATGTCGCCATAATTCCATTGAATTTTCCCATCAGGGAACAAGGCAATCTCAAATGTGTTTCTTAGGTTTGTGCCGTATTCGTATGTATTATACCAACCAAATACGGCTGCATCTGAACTGCTACGGTAATAAGGGTTTCCGCCACTAATCAGGTCAGACCATGATGCGTAAATCGCATTGCGCGGAGCTTGCTCTATAGGCATCCCATTGCAGCAAAGATGGTTGTTGCTTTGGAATGAGATAAACCCGTTGGTCGATACCCATGCAGAGGTAAATGTCTGGCCGAAATACTCAAACGGGAACGCAAACTGCACAACGCTTGTGCTGTCATCGCCACCATTGATCGGTGTCATTGTCTGGGGTGAACCAATGAATTGAGGCGGAATCAAGACCGGATTGTAGTCTTGCGCCGCAACAGGCCAGCAGATCAGCGCCGCGAGGATGACTTGGGCTTGTTTTCTTCCCATGCCGCTGCCGCCTCTTTGCCAATCTTGCCTTCATACGGGCAAGGTGTGCCAGCCATCTTCATGGCATCAAATACGCGCTCATCCTGACAGAGCAGTGACACAGCAGCTACCCGCATACCCATGTCGTATAGCGTCTTAGATAGCTTCAGGGCTTCGCAGTTCTTGTCGCGCACAGTCTTGCCAGCAGAGAAGCCGAGAATTTGCGTCTGCACAGCCCCAGAGACCCCAGAGGTGCAGAGGTCTTGGCTGTAGCTCATTATAGACGGCGCAATGGCTGAAGGAGGAGGTGACTTGATATTTTGATCGATTACCTGCCGATTCACGCTTTCGCTGTAACTGGTAGACTTACTATCATTTACATTGATGTTGTTGTTCTGATTGACATTTGTGTTCTCTGATACCGACGTATTCTGGTTGACGTTGGTGTTGGTGCTGACAGAGCGACTGTCGTTGACGTTCGTGTTCACGTTAAGGCTCTCGCTAGTTGAGACATTCGTGTTCACGTTTGTATTATTCGATGTGCTGGTTGAGGTGCTATCGTTGTAGTTGCGATTGGTATTATCGCTCGTCGATAAGCTGTTGTTTTGATTGATGTTTGTGTTCGTCGATGTTGACGTATTCAAGTTGGTATTCGTCGATGTCGATGTGCTGACGTTGGTGTTCAGGTTCTCAGACGTAGACGTATTCACATTGTTATTGTTGTTCGTGTTCGTCGATGTCGAAACGTTTGTGTTTAGATTTGTATTTGCCGACGTACTAGTGACGGTGCTGGCATTGGTGCTGTTCACTGTCTGATTGACCGTGCTGGTCGAGACATCGGTATTAAAGTTGTTGTTGGTCGCCGTGCTGGTAGACGTATTCGTGTTCTGATTGATGTTCGTAGCGGTCCCAGATTGCACATTATTATTCGTGTTAATCGATGTGCTAGTAGACGTATTTACGTTGTTATTCGTGTTGACGTTCGTCGATGTCGCCGTGCTGGTCGATGTCGAGACATTGTTATTGTTGTTCGTGTTCGTGCTGGTAGCCGTCGATGTAGACGTATTCACGTTCGTATTAGCATTTGTTGCTGTCGAAGTTGTCGTCGTGTCGTAGACGTAGTTGGTGGTCTGGGCGACCACCATGCTAGACCAGCCGACTGCAATGAGAACGAGAAAGCGTTTATTTACCACGATCCGCCACCTGCTGTAATCGATCTTCGATTCGCAAGAGGTGCGTCATCATCGTATCAAAGCGACGATCAATAGAGTCGAATTTCTCGTCCCCAAATTGAAGACGCGCTTCCAGTTTCGTCAGACGGGTGTTCAGATTGGTCCACACGCCAATCAGACCCCCTACAAAACTTAAAACCGTCACTATCGTATTGATGTCGATTTCCACGAATAAGCTCCAGATTCGACTTTAGACGCTCGTTATCTGGTTCGTGTAATACAGCATTTTGAGCTTCAATGACAGCATCTTCTTGCAAGCCAAGGTGGTAGGCAGAGATAGCCGCCATATCATGTAGTTTGGCTCCCCAGACTGACGGATCACAGGTATAGACCAGCGCCTTATCCGTAATCTTTAGCCCTGATTTGGCGGCATGGTGGCAGGTGTCCCAGTCATTGAGCCGATAGGCTTGCATGGCTAGATCAGCCCAAGGCTCACGGGTGTTAGGTGCTTCAGCCGTTGCCCGACGCAGCCACTTCATTGCTTCCCATGTCTCGCCACGCTCCGCATAACTCTGGCCCAGCAACCGCATCGCATAGCAACGCTCATTAGGCCAATCAGCACCCGGCATATCCAAGTAGCTGTGCAATGCCCCTATAGCCTCCTCCCAGAGCCTGTAGAACGTCAATTCACGGGCAAAGTAGAACGCATTACGCGGACAGGCTGGGTCTTCCTTCACAGCCAGCCGGAGAAGGTCCAGATATTGCCCACGGCTCTTGGTTGGATCAGGCAGGTGACGCACTAGCAGCTTGTCGGTGTGAGCATAGACCTCAGTGATCCGGCCATCAGGCACAGGATACTCATGAACAGGATGATGGAAGCGATAGCCGTTCTTCGCAAATATCTTCTCATAGTAGAACGTGATGTCGCATCCCCAATCAAAGAGATACCGAAGCCGTGTTGTCTCAGGTGTCCAAACACGCTCGATCTCCTCACGCCAACCCGGCTCAAGCACTTCGTCTAAGTCTAGGCTAATGATAACGTCCACATCAGCCGGTATAAGCGCCAGTGCGGCATTGCGGGCCACATCAAAGCGCCAAGGCTTTACACTGATGTCATAAACTGTAGCGCCGCATTTATGGGCAAGTTCGGCAGTGCCATCATCGCTACCAGTATCTGCGATGACGACATAATCAGCATCCGCGCATGATGCCATGAACCTCTCAACGAATGCAGCTTCGTTCTTTGAGATTGCGCTAACAGCGATTTTCATAAGCCCCTTCCTCTTATGATTTAACTAACCCATTCTTCCGTCGGAGCTTCAGGCCACACAGGAGCCAGAAGGTCCATGTCACGCAGGGCTTGGCGATAATCAGCAAAAGCCGTCTTGCAATCAGCCGTCAGGTTAACGTCTGCAAGCTGCGTCCAATCGCACAGAGCCAGCTTCGAGTTACGCACATTGCGGTTACCAGCCTTTGTGGCTTCATCCTTAGCCGTTAGCTCGTCAGCAGAAAGGCTTTCCACGGTCACAGCGTAAACGTCACCGCCTTCGAGATAGGCTTCGCAGGAAACCAGCTTCTGCGTGGCAGCATCGTGCGCCTTGAAATAGGTTACTGGAACAAGGTTGTTCTCAGCCATCCATTCAGCTTCAGGCCCAGAGGCAGGGAACGATACGTTAGGGAACAGGACGTATAGATCACCCGTCTGTTCGATGGCTCCATTATTTACGATAGCGACAATCATTTTTGCCTCCAGTTACTTATTCGGGAATGCCGCTGTGGGCGGTGTGAAGTTAGCAGTGTAGCGGGCTACGCCTTTAGTGATGCGAAGGTCGTCGATGTAACCATTGAGATACTGGGCTTGCGTATTGCTTTCAGCGCCAATTGTGAAGTTGTTCGTTGCGTTGTAGAGAGCAGATGAGTTAGTCGTTGATGATCTTGATGTGCCATCTACATAAATCGTAAACGTGCTTCCATTGCGAACAGCAGCGATGTGATACCACTGACCTGTGGACAGCGTGAAAGATGTTGATGACGTAGATAGGTCAAAGAGAACTGAAGACCCATTTGATGACGTAATCAGGCGTAAATACCCTGACGATCCAGACGAAAGCATCAGCGCCCAGCTAAGAGTTGTTCCCCCAGTATCGCCAGACCACTGGCCCATTATCATCGCTTCGTTGGCTAGTGAGTTGAAATACACCCATGCTTCAGCCGTGAAATTTCCAGAACCAAAATCAAGAGCGTCCGTGTCTGGCGTTACGAGCCAATCCCCACTCCCATCAAACGCCATCGACCCCGTGCCAAACTTCTTAACGCTCGTGCTGATCTGAGCGTTGCCGACAGTCTCAAGGTCGTTCTTCATTGAGTTGTCGAAGATGGCTGCGTTGGTAGCGTTCAGGAGAAGGCTGGTGTTTGTAATTGCTGTGATGGGAGATGAAGGCGGCGTGAAGGCTGATGTGTAGACAGCCGTGCCTTTGACCACACGGACGTTTGAGATATAACCTGTAAATACTTCACTACCGTCAGCGTTAGCGCCAACGGTGAATTGTGTGTTGGTCAAATTATCAGAGTTGGTTGCAGACCCAACTTGAACGCCGTTGGCAAAAACCCGCAAGGTCGTGCCACTCCTGCAAACAGCAACGTGAACCCACTGGTTTGTTCCAATGCTTGTCGTATAATCTATGATGAAGCCGTTAGTATACCAACTGAGGCCACCATATGGATTGATAGCCAAAGAGCCAGAGGTAGTAGTAGTGGTTGGGCCGGAACGAGATGAGAAAACCTGTTTATAGCTTGAAACAGCGGTAATATATATCCACGCTTCCCAAGTGAAATCGCCAGTCCCCATACCAAATGCAGCGTTGCTAGGAGCGGTCAGATAGTCCCCACTCCCATCAAAATACGCAGAGCCGCCATTCGTGCTGGTGCTGTAAGCAGACGAAGGCGCAAACGGAGCAAAGTTCGTTACCTTCACATCGCCATTGCGGGTGATGGTGAAATTGTTCGTGCTGGCGTCACGGAAGCGGTTGCTCTGGCAAGTCAGCAGAGAGGTGTTGGTGATTGCTGTGAGTGGCGTCGTGCTGGGCGTGAAGGCTGCGGTGTAGACAGCCGTGCCTTTGACGACGCGAACATTCGACATATAGCCGATTTGAGTAGCCGCTGCCCCAGAATCGCCCATGACCCCAAGCGCCCTAGTTGCTGGGATATTAGCAGTCGATGTTCCAGATGCCGTTTGAGTTCCGTTAAGGAAAATCCGTAAGGTTGTTCCAGAACGTGTTATTGCATAATGGTTCCACTGATTTGTTACAGGAACGGTTCCGCTTTGTAGCGTAAGAGATGAGTCTAACCACCTAAACTGACCAGATGAAAATTGTTGAATTAGCCAATCAAACCCAGCAAAAGCTGTATGACACCCAATGAGTTGAGCATCGCCTGTCCAAGTTGGAATATATGCCCAAAACTCAATCGTAAAATCGCCAGTTCCAAAACCAAACGCAGCATTACTTGGAATTGTTAGATTGTCCCCACTGCCATCAAAATAATTCGACCAACTCGCCCCATAAGGCGTGAACGACCCTTGCGTGGTGTTGCCGTTGCGGGTGATCGTGAAGTTATTCGTGCTGCTATCAAGGAACGTGTTGTTCTGTGCGCCGTTGCTTCCATCGCCGTGGAGCAGCAGCGTTACGTTCCTGAAATTAGGGTCTGTTGGCTCTCCGCCGCCTGCGCCAGCGAGAGCCTTAAAGTTCGACGGCATTAGACACCGCTCCCCACATATGCGCCATAAAGGGTGCTGCCCTCTTTCCAGAGAACCACAACGTCAGATGCAGTCAGTGTCGGCGCAGCAGTTCCACCAACCTTGATCCATGTAATCGTCGGCCAAGTGATTGTGTAGCTGGACGCGGAAGCAAGGCGCAGGATAACGCTCTCGCCAGTTGCAAGGCTGTCTGTGAACGTGGTGTTAGAGCCAATCGTCTTATACTGGATGTTGCCGTTCGATGCGTCGATAGCCGTGCCGGAAAGGTTGTAGACAGTCTCGACTATATTGGCGAACAATTGGTCGCCAGTGGCCCGTGCCAGCGGATAGCCACCAGCCAATGAACCATCATGAACGACAAGAGTATCCTTGGTAGTGTCAACAGTGACTTCACCCACCACACCCGTAAATGTCGCGTGTTCAGCCGTAGTGCCGCGACGAAGTTGTACTTGTTTAGGCATTAGGTCAAACCTCCAAAATCATCGTAGCTATCTACACTGCCTGTAATCAAACCCCAATCTTGGCTTGATGCCAGATTATTAAGCTGCGTCTGAATGTTGCTGGTCGCGCCGTCAACGTAGCTCAACTCAGTCGGCGTGATTGTAGCACTATTTGCAACGATATTCCCGCTAATTGTAACGCCATTAAGCGTCTTATTCGTCAGCGTCTGAGTTCCATCTACCGTAACGTAAGTCGATGTGTCTGGAGATGGACCAGTGGGGCCAGTAGGGCCTGTGCCACCAGAAGTGCCGGTAGGACCAGTTGGTCCAATCGAACCTGTTGATCCAGTTGAGCCTGTAGGCCCGGTTGGGCCAGCAATGCCTTGTGGCCCTGTTGGCCCGGTAGGCCCGACTGCACCAGTAGAACCAGTTGGGCCAAGTTGGGTGTACATCACCTGAGTTGCGGTAAAAATCACACCCGGAATTGCTGGACTTGTAGGTGATGTGCCAGCAGCAACAGATTGGATTGAAACGCTAGTATTTGTCGTTGCCCAAATCATTTCGATAAAATCATTGGCAGCGACTTTTAAGACGAAATTAACCGTCATCAGTCCATAGCCATCAACACCGCCATGACGCTGCTGAATGCTAAGGCGAGTATCGCTATCAGGAACGTCGCCAGAGCTTCCGCTATCGTTCTTGCGAAGCCACATATTCACATCATGAATTTGTGTATCCGTGTTAACAAATTGGACGGAGAATGTAATGCTATACACACCAGCATATGCAAATGTAACACGGCCACCAGAAACAACGCTTATGCCATTGTTTTCAGCATCAGCACTATTCAGACTTACGCTATATGCAGTATTTGCAGTAGTAGCCGTTTGGTCTGTCGTATCCCAAAAAG